GACGACAAGCAGATGCGAGGTTCGATTCTCGACTCGCACTTCTTCAGCGTTGCTGGGCTCGATCGCCAGCTCGAGGATCCGGACCGGCGGGCCCGGTTCGTTCAGGCGCTCGCTAATCGCGGTCTGATCGTAACGCCCAAGCCGCCGGCAGCCGCCGCATGAATTGGGAACACGTCATCCGTCTGACGCTGCTGACGATCCTCGCAGCGGCGTTCTATTGGGCGATCTTTTCCGTGGAAAAGATCGCTGCCATCCTCCCTTAGCCGCAGGCTGAACCATGAGAGACAGACAGAATCGTTTCCTTGTCGTGCAGATTGTTCTCTCGATCATCGGCGTAGCAATCGCACAATGCGCCCATGAAAAAGCGGCGGGCATGTGCGTCGTACTATTGGCGCCCGTCGTCGCGGCCTTGTGGAGACGTGGTGTTATCGCATTGGCCGCGCTGCTGATTGCGACGCCCGTCGCCGGCGAGGACCTCGCTGACCGATTGGAAAGGGGCGGTGTTGTCGAGCTTGATGCAGGAACGTACAAGTTAAGCCGGCCCGTTGTTTTGACTGCTCCCCACAAGGTCACCGTCCGCGGTGCCGGCCGGCAGCGGACGATCATCGAATGCAAGGCGAGCGATGAACCAGCCATTACCATTCGCAGCGACGCTCCGCGGGCCATGTATTCTTGGTCCAGCTTTGAAGGCGTTAGCTTCGTCGGGCCAGGTAGCAGCACTTGCGTCCGCGTCCTTTGGGCGACGCGGCTGCAATTCGTTGATTGCGAATGGCTCGGCTGGTCCACGGCCGTCGACGGTTATCAGGTCTGGGATTCCAGCTTCGACCGCTGCTCTTTCTCTCGTTGTGGATCCACCACGTCGCCAGTGGTGAGCTTACAAGCGCTTGACCAGGCGAAGGTTTTCACCAACAGCAACAACGTCGCTTTCACCAGCTGCCAGTTCGAGCCCAATGCTGGCATTAGCTTGTTGCTGGGCTGGAACACTCGCAAGTGCCGCCTGGTCGGCTGCAAGTTCCACGGTGATCTGCCGACGCCCGCAGCGGCTCATCACCTGGTGATGGATAACGCCCAAGGGAACACGATCACTGCCTGCAATTTCGCCAACTGCGGCGGCGCTGCCATCCAGATCAATGGAGGTCAGGGGAACGTCATCACGGCCAACCAGGTCGGCAAGTCGCGCTTTGGCGTTCAGCTCGCCGGCGGTGCCACCAAGAACTTAATCGCCCAGAACGCGTTCGCGGTCGTCGACGACGCCAACGGGCGGGACATCGATGGACCGCAGTTCGGCAACTCAGTCTCAGGGAACCTGACCAAGTGAGCACTGCCGTTCGCGTCGCCGTCGACGACAAGCACCACGCGCATGTTCAGAACACGCCGGCGTCGGCATGGGTGATCGTGCATGGCCTGGGCAAACACCCTGCAGTAAGCGTGGTCGACTCGGCCGGCACCGTTGTGAACGGCAGCGTGCGTTACGACTCGCTCGACCAGGTCACCGTCACGTTTTCCTCTGCGTTCTCTGGCCAAGCCTTCTGCAATTAGGACCGCGCTCTCATGTCGCAAAAGTTCCTCACGCCGATCGACCTAACCAAGCAGGAGCTGCAGAACGCCGTCATTCAGAATCTGGGCACGGCGCCCAATAGCCCGGTCGCCGGCCAGGTCTATTACGACTCTGGCACGGCCCATTTCATGGGCTATGTGGGCACGTGGAGTCGTCTCGACAACTTCACCGCCGCAGAAATCCTCGCGCTGCTGCTGCCGATCGACGGCTCCGGCAGCGGACTTGACGCCGACACGCTCGACAACCACGACACGCCTTACTTTCTCGCCCGCGGCAATCACACGGGCACACAGCTCGCGTCGACGATCAGCGACTTCGATACCCAGGTTCGCACGAACCGCTTAGATCAGCTGACCGCCCCCACGGCCGCGGTGAGCTTCAACAGCCAACGAATCACCAACGTTGCGACTCCGACGTCAGGCACCGACGCTGCGAACAAGAACTACGTCGACGCTTCGATCACTGGCCTCAAGTGGAAAGACAGCGTTCGCGTGGCTTCCACGGCCAACGTGACTGTCTCCTCTGCTCCATCGTCGATCGATGGCGTAACGCTCAGCGCAAACGACCGGGTGCTGCTAAAGAACCAGACTTCAGGCTCTGAGAACGGCATCTACGTGTTCAACGGCACCGCCTCAGCGCTAACGAGGGCCGTCGACGCTGACACGGCCGCGGAGATCCTGCAGGCTGCGGTGCTGGTTCAGGAGGGCAGCACGAACGCAGACACCGGTTGGCAATGCACGACGAACGCCCCGATCACTCTCGGCACAACCAGCCTAGCGTTCGTTCAATTCACTGGCAGCGGTACCTACGTCGCCGGCACTGGGCTTACGCTCACGAGCAATACCTTCGCGATCGACTCCGCCTACGTTGGCCAGACGAGCATTACCACGCTCGGCACGATCACGACAGGCACTTGGACGGGGACGGCGATCGCCGTGGCCAACGGTGGCACCGGCGCAACGACGGCAGCCAACGCCCGAACCAATCTCGGCCTGGGCACGATCGCTACCCAGGCGTCGAGCAACGTCACAATCACCGGCGGATCGATCACCGGCATCACCGACCTGGCCGTTGCCGACGGCGGTACCGGGGCAAGCACGGCGAGCGCAGCACGCTCCAACCTTGGGGCAACAGGGAAGTACTCCGCCACGATTGGCGACGGCAGCACCACGGCGATCGCGGTCACTCAAGGCACGCACGGCCTGGCCACAAACGGCCAGATGGTGGCAGCCGTCTTCGATGCCTCCACGGGCGCCCAAGTGTGGTGCGACATCTCGATCAATAACTCAAACGGGACGGTGACCTTCACCTTTTCTTCGGCGCCCGCCTCTAACGCTTATCGCATCGTGATCGTCGGCTGATGCAGTCATACGCTCCAGAAATCATCGACGTCGGCGACGTGGCCACAAACCGCAGCCTCACGCTGCGTTCGGCCGGCAGCGACGTCGCGCGCTTTGACAATGCAGGGCGAATGGATCCGGCCGTGCAGGCTTATGTCGCGGACGAGTTCCTGCGCAACAAGATTACCAGCGGCGACATCGGCGACTTGGGCTGGTCGACGTTTGGCACCAGCCCAACGATCGCAAGAGTAAATGCGGTCTCAAGTCGGCCAGGCATCGTTAGCGTTTCCACGCCGGCGGCCTCGGGCGCCGTGGGCATTGTGCTGGGCGATACGGCCGATCCGTCGATCACCCCGGCCGACAACTTCGACATCACGTTCATCGTCCGCTGCACTACGCTCGTTTCCGGAGGATCCACCGACCTCTTCGGATTCGGCCTGGCGAATGGCACGCCGTCCTCGATCACGATCGCGAACGGGATCTTGTTCGTCAAAGGCGCGAGCGGCACGCAGTGGAATGGCCGCACGGTGAGCAGCTCCACCATCACGACCGTCGGTGCCATGGGCGCCGTCGATACGAATTGGCACCAGTTCCGGATCCGTCGCAAGAACGGCACGACGATTGAGTTCATTGTCGACAACACGACGATCGGCACATCCTCAACCAACGTGCCCACCGTCGCGATGAACCCCGTGATCATTGTGCAGACGACGAACACCACGGTGCATACGGTGCAGGCCGATTACTTCGACCTGGTGATGAGGACCAGTCGCTGATGTTGCTCAACGTCGATTTTGGAGCGGGCTATGAGGGCCTGTCCTCGGTGGGCTATCGCGTCGTCGATCCGGCGGGCGTTGTGGCCATTCCGCGCACCTCGGCCGGCGTCATCGACCTAGGGCAGGGCAAGTATGCAGCGGATATTGCTGTTTCGCAGGGCTTCGTTGGATCCATCGTTTGGGATATCGCTCCCGACAGCGACATCAGTGCTCTCGGCACTGTCAACGAGCGGCTCGAAGCCCCGCCCACTGCATACGAGATCGTCGACGCTTGGTTTGATCGGCCTTCAGCCATTGATGGCCTCACACCGCGCCAAGCGCTTCAGGTTATCGCGGCGGCGTGCGCTGGCGTGTGCTTTGGAGCGGGCGGCGCGCAGATCACGTTCAAAGCGGTAGATGGCTCAAGTAACCGGATCGTGGCAACGGTCGATGCCGACGGCAATCGTTCCGTGGTGATCCTCAACGTCTGACAGGGTGTTTTGATGAACCAGTGCGGCTACAAGCCCGACGCCTTCTATATGCCATGCACGCGCGATGCTGGCCATGACGGGCCGTGTGCTCATGAGGTCGACCATGAGGCCTTTAACAGCCTTACTCTCGCGCGAGCTGTCGATTCGCTCCATGGCATTCAGCTGGCGGTTCGAGATGCGAAAAACGCCTACCTCACGCACATCTCGCCGTGTCTCGGCTTCATCACCATCACACAGATGTTGATCGTTCTCTTGCTGATGATTCAGACCTTTGTGCTGCTGGGCTGGGCGCTGAGTTAGCCGATGTTCGCACCTCGCTATTTCCCGTCGCAGTACTTCGCTCGCCGCTATTGGCCTACGCGCGGCGTGAGCTGGGGCGAATCGCAGGGCATGCAGGCGATCGTTGCCGACGGCGTCGCCGCGATCGCGGCCGTCTCTGTTCAGGCCTGCACGGCCGTCTCCGCATTGGGCGTGCTGGTGATGAGTCGTCAGTGGGCGTTGGCGAGTGGCCCGCAGGGAGCGTTGGAGGTGAGCGATGGGTGCTAACGTCGAAGCGTTCGAAGTGTTCGCAGGCTCCGCCAAGGGGCTACAGGCGAGGCCTCTGAATGCTGATGGATCGATCGCCACCAGCGAGAACATCGCCTCGATCGCTTATGCCTCGTTCGACGAGTCCAACGGCGAGAAGGTCGCCTTTGGTGAATTGGACGTCGCTGATGTGATGCACAGCTCGCCTCAATCGTGGGACGTCGACGAGGACGGCTGCACGTTCCACTGGCCTGCACCTGGCTCGCTATGGCCAGCGGCCGACAAACGCTACCGCGTGCAGATCACGTTCACTCCCGTGGGCGGCGAGCTGCCCTACATGCTCGCGTGGCAGGCCATGACGAAGAAGGTGTTCGCCTAGCTCCAAGGGCAGGCGGACGGTCCGCCTGCCACTCCGGCAGACGCTGCCAAAGTGGCACTGGCAGCCCGGCAACCAGCACCGAGCCGGTAGCCGATCGCCTCCCGACCACAAGCCCGTAGGTACTTTTTTCACGTCCGGCGCCGCGGCCCCCGCGGGAACAGTCGCGCGTGTAGACACAGTTGGTTGCCGATGAAAATAGAACTTTGGCCGATCGATTCCGTTAAGCCGTACCCCAACAATCCGCGGATCAACGACCCGGCCGTGGCAGGCGTGGTCGAATCGCTCAAGCAGTTCGGGTTTCGCCAGCCGATCGTGGTCGATGTCGATGGCGTCATCGTCGCTGGTCACACCAGGTGGAAGGCAGCTCAGGCGCTGGAGCTCAAGCGCGTGCCGGTCCACGTCGCCCGCGATCTCACTCCGGAGCAGATTCGCGCATACCGCCTGGCCGACAACAAAACGGCCGAGGCCTCAGACTGGGATATGGGTCTGCTAAAGATCGAGCTGTCGGAGCTCCGCGATGCAGACGTTGATCTCAACTCGCTCGGCTTTTCGGCCGAGGACCTGGCGACGGTGTTCGCGGTCGACGCGGCCGAGGCGCAGACGGATCCGGACTTCATTCCACCCAAACCACCGAAGGCAACCACCAAGCCTGGCCAGCTGTGGATCCTTGGCAACCATCGTTTGCTTTGTGGTGACTCATCCAAGCCGGAGGTCCTCGATCGATTGCTCGGCGGCGCCGAGATTCACTTGGTCAACACCGACCCGCCTTACAACGTGAAAGTGGAACCGCGTAGCAACAACGCGATCGCCGCCGGTCTCTCATCGTTCGCCACAACCAGCAACCAGTCGGGCGACCTGGCCCGCGATCCGTCCAAGGCGAAGAAGACCGACGAAACGCTCCGCGCGAAGGATCGGCCTCTCGCCAATGACTTCGTGAGTGAGGCGGAGTTCGACCGGTTGCTCAAAGCGTGGTTCGAGAACCTAGCTCGAGTACTGCAGCCAGGCCGCGCTTTCTATATCTGGGGCGGGTTCGCCAACGTGGGCAACTACCCGGCGCCGCTGCGAGCTGCTGGGCTGTACTTCGCTCAGGCGATTATCTGGGCGAAGAATCAGCCGGTGCTGACGCGCAAGGATTTCATGACGTCGCACGAGTGGTGCTTCTACGGCTGGCGCGAGGGAGCTGCTCACCAATTCTTCGGCGCCGCAAACATCGCCGACGTTTGGGAGATCAAACGCATTGAGTCTGCGGACGTCGCTCTCGGCCGCGGCTTGCAGCTCGAGGCGCACGACGGCAGTCGCCTTGAGGTTCTGCCGCCAACGCACGACAAGCTGCCGACCGTGATGGTGCAACCTGAAGGTATGAGGATCATGGGCTCCGCGGCGCCCACCGATCTTTGGCACGTGCGCAAGGTGCCGGGGCAGAAGATGGTTCACTTAACGGAGAAGCCTGTGGAGCTCGCTGTCCGCGCGATGCAGTACTCCTCGCGGCCAGGTGAGCACGTGCTCGATTTGTTCGGCGGCAGCGGCTCGACCTTGATTGCTGCCGAGATGACGGGCCGCAAGGCGTTTCTTACTGAGCTCGATCCCTGCTATTGCGACGTGATCGTCAAGCGTTGGGAAGCATTCACCGGCCGGAAGGCTCAGCTCGTAACGGTGGGCAAAGAGACGGTCACTATTCAAGCCAAGTTCCTTCCGCCCAAAGGTAAGAAGCCGAAGGGAAAGAAGGTCGCTTAGCGCATGGACGCTGCCAGCCTCAACCCCACGAGTCTGACGGCCGCTCAGCTCGCGATGGTGCTGAGCAAGGCCGGCGGCAAAGTCACCGCCCAGCAGATCGAGCAGGACCTCGCTGCTGGAGCCCCTCGCAATTCAGACGGGACGCTGCACCTGGTGCATTACACCGCTTGGCTCGCCGGCCAGGTGCGCTGAAGGAGTCGCAATCTCGAAACAAGGCGGGCGCCGACGTCGGGTGCAACCGACGCCGGGCCCTGACCGCCACGCCGAGCAAGTCGGCAGACGGCTATGAAAAAGCTAGGTCGCAAGACTGCGCGCAGAGGAACACCGCCGGATTTTCTGGCGGTGCTGTGCGTAGCACTTGCGCGGGTGATTTCGGACGTGGCATCGGATCCCAGGAACCTCAAGCCAGGCGAGCTCTGCCGCCTGCTCAACTCGACACCGCTGGGGCAGGTTCTCAGCGATCGCCGCTTGCGCGAGCATCGGACGCGTGCTGGCCTGCGCCTCGGCGACGGCAAGTCGATCGACCTGTTGCGCTATGCGGCATGGCTCGCCGGCGAGCTGCCGCGGAGCAAGCCGTCGGCTGCCGGCTCGCCGACCGTTTCCGCGGAAAAGGCCAGCGGCGCCTACGAGGCGTACGAGGCGAAGAAAGAACGGGAGCGCGAGCGCAACGCGGAGGCCTCACGGACTGGCCGCGACATCGGCGAGCTGCCACCGGTCAAGGATCCACAGCGACGGGCTAAGGCGCTGGCCAGCTACCAGGCGTTTTGCCGGAGCTACTTCCCGCACAAGTTCACACTCGAATCATGCGAGGATCAGAACCGCCTGGATGGCAAGATCGAGTCAGCGGTGAGCGAAGGGGGACTGCAGGCCTTCGCCATGCCGCGCGGCAGCGGCAAGACAACGCGCTCTGAGTGCGCGGTGATCTGGTCTGTGCTCACCGGCAAGCGGAAGTTCGCGGTGCTCATCGGTGCAAGCCGTGCCGATTCGACCGCGAGCCTGGAAACCATCAAGGCGGAGTTCGAGACGAACGACCTGCTCGCGGAGGACTTTCCCGAGGTCTGCGTTCCGATCCGCGAGCTCGAAGGCATCAACAACCGCTGCAAGGGTCAGACGTGCTGCGGCGAGCGGACGCACATCAAGTGGGCCGGTGACACGATCGTCATGCCGACGATCAAGGGCAGCGCCGCGTCGGGCGCCATCATTCGCGTCCGCTCGATCACCGGCACAATCCGCGGCATGAAGTTCAAGCCGCCAGGTGCGAAGGAGGACGCGCGGCCGGACCTGGTCATCATCGACGATCCTCAGACCGACCGCTCCGCTCGCTCCTGGAACCAATGCCGGCAGCGGCTCAATACCATCACCGGGACAATCCTCGGCTTGGCTGGCCCGGGCAAGAAGATTGCGGCGCTGATGCCCTGCACGGTCATTCAGCCAGACGACGTCGCCGACCAGCTGCTAAACCGCGAGAAGCACCCTGAGTGGCACGGCGAGCGGACGAAGCTGCTCTATGCGTTCCCCACGAACATGGCGCTGTGGGATGAGTTCGCCGAGAGGCGCCGGGTCTCGCTGCGAAACGACGGCGACGGATCCGAGGCGACGGCGTTCTACAAGAAGAATCGAAAGGCGATGGACGAGGGCTCGATCGTCGCTTGGCCCGCGCGGAAAGAGGAAGGCGAAATCTCCGCGCTGCAAAATGCGATGACGCTCTACTACGAGCGCGGCGACACGTTCATGGCGGAATTCCAGAACGAGCCGCGGACCGAGGTGGTGGACTTCACGCAGCTCACCATCACGGCCGTCGAGAGCAAGCTCAACAACCTGCCACGTGCCAAGGTTCCGCTCGAGGCGAGCAAGCTCACTGCCTTTATCGACGTGCAGCACAAGCTGCTCTATTACGTCGTCGCAGCCTGGCGGTCCGACTTTACCGGCGCTGTCGTTGACTACGGAACCTACCCCGAGCAGGGCCGCAGCCACTTCACGCTCCGCCAAGCTCGCAAGACGCTGGACGATCTCTATCCGAAACGGACGGCCCAGGAACGCGTGGCAGCGGGATTGCGTGCGCTGCAGGATCAACTTTCGACGCGCGAGTGGGAACGGGAAGACGGCGCCAAGGTTCGCCTCGATCGAGGACTGACTGACGCCAAAGACGGCACGATGTCGGAAGTGATCGCCTCAGTCATCCGGTCGAGTTCCTTCTCCGCGCTGTGGATCCCGAGCTCCGGCGTGGGCATCGGCCCGAAGCAACGGCCGATGCACCAGTACTCCATGAAGCCTGGCGAGAAGATCGGCACGCACTGGCTGCTGCAGCGGAATGCCAAGTTTGCCGTTCGCTGGGTGCTCATCGACACCAACTTTTGGAAGACGACGGTTTACGAGGCGCTCGCTGCGGAGCCTGGCGATCGGGGCAGCCTCACGCTGTTCGGCGATCGGCACCGTCCGCCCGACCACCGGATGTTCGCCGAGCACTGCCTGGCGGAGAAGCGAGACCGCCTACGCTCCGAGACCTCGGGACGCTCCGTCGATGTGTGGACGCTCCCGCCGGCGAAACCAGACAACCACTTGTGGGACGGCGTTGTGGGCTGCGCCGTCGCCGCGTCTATGGAGGGCTGTGACCTCCTGGGGCGAACCAAGAAGCCCATTCCTAAGAAGAAGCGGCGCCCGAACGCCCGCGTCGCATCTCTGTTTTGAGGAGGATCCTATGGCTCAGCCCACGACCGGCCGTCCCCGCGGCAGCCGCAACCAACCCGCCAACCAGACCGATGGCCAGCTCACGCGCTGTGCCAAGTGCGGCAGCACGGAACGCGAGCCTTACCAATGGAAGCAGGAGCAGGAGTTCGCTGGCACCGATGGAGGTGGCCAGCCCTACACGCACATCGTGCGGCGTCGCACCAGGTGCGCCGCCTGTGGCCAGATGCGGATCGATCGCACCTTCGAGAATCGCCCGCGAAAAAAGAACAGGTGAAATCGATTTTCCACGGAAAAGTGGTCCAAGCATTGGACCACTTCTGCCCTAGATTCGGACAGTGCTTGAGGTCTCACGCCTCGAAACTCAGCCATGGCCGATCACTCGAAACGCATCGCCGAAATCCAGGAGGTTCTTCGCAATGGCGCAAAAACGGTAAGCACGGACGGCACCACCGTCACGTACGACTTTGATTCGCTCCGCAAGGAGCTGCGGCAACTGCAGGCCACCGACGACAACCAGCGGGGCCGACGTCCAGTCGTCAGCACGATTCGCTTGGGTGGCTAAATGCTCGGACTCTTGATCATGACTGCTCTGCAATTCGGCTCGATCGACGTGTCCTCAGCGGGCGTCGTCGATCGACCTGCTGCGCAGCGTTTCAGCTATGACGCTGCTGCCGAGCAGGATCGGCGCAAAACGCCCAAGGTTTTGCGCGGTTACGAGGACCGCATCCTCGATGTCGGCAAGCGCGACAAGTTGATCGCCAACGCTCGCGATCTCAATCGCAACTTCTCGACCGCGGCCTGGGCCATCCGGCAACATCTGAACTACGTTGCCACGTTCCGCTTTCACGCGCGCAACAAGGACAAGGGTCTCAACAGGGCCGTCGAGGACCTGGTTCGCATGTGGTCGCGGCCCTACGCCTGCGACGTCGCCGGGCGCCACCGGCTCAGTCGCTTTATCCGCCTGGCCGAGATCCGCCGCATTTTGGACGGCGATGTCGGCGTCATGAAGCTTTCCTCTGGGCAACTTCAGGGGATCGAAGGCGATTTAATTCGTAACCCGATCGGCAACTTCAGCGGTCGCTGGATCCATGGCGTAAAGCTGAACGACGGCAATCGAGCTCTCGCCTATGCCCTCCACCGACGGAGCGACTATGGGAGCCTCGAGTTCGATCGCACCGTGCCAGGCAGCAATCTGTTTCTGCACGGCTGCTATGACCGCTTCGATCAGATCCGCGGCGTCTCTCCGCTCGCGTCCTCACTGAATCAGTTCCGCGACGTTTACGAGAACTTCAATTACGCCCTTGCCAAGGCGAAGGTGCATCAGCTCTTCGCGCTCGCCTTCTACCGCAATGCGGAGACGGCCGCTGGGGTGCTGGAAGATGACGCGTACGCGAATAACGAGGAGGAGGGCGAGACCGAGACGTCGTCGACCGAGCCGCGGTACCGCGTCGACTTCGGCGCTGGGCCCGCCTTGCTCGATCTGGACCCGGGCGACCGGGCGGAGTTCCTGGAGTCGACCAGTCCCTCCAGCGAGTTCCAGTCGTTTACCCAGCTGGTGACCATGGTCGCCCTCAAAGCGCTGGACGTTCCTTATTCGTTTTTCGATGAGGCCCACACCAACTTCTTCGGCAGCCGCGGTGCCTGGTTGCACTATGACCGCTCCTGCGATGAGAAGCGCGAGGACCTTCAGGACTTGCTCCGCTGGATCACGATCTGGCGCATGCAGCTCTGGGTGATGGACGGAGATCTCCAGCTGCCCAGCGGCATGGAGTTCAAGGACCTTGCCTGGGAATGGGTACCCGCGGGCATGCCGTGGTGGGATCCGGTGAAGGAAATCGCCGGTGATTCAAACGCCGTGGCCGCAGGCTTCGACAACCCTTATCGCATCGTGAAGGAACGCGATCGCGGCGACTTCGAATCAAACATCGACGCGACGGCCGAAGCCTGCGCGTACGCCCGAAGCAAGGGCGTCATTCTCAAGTATGACCTTTTCGGCCAGCAGCAACTCAAAGCCGGATCCGCCGGCAGCTCCTCGGCAACCAGTGACGGAACCGATGCAAACGCAGACGCTTGAGATCCCACGCGAGGCCCTGCGCTTCGACGCTGGTCCGGTCCGCTTTGCGGCGTCGGCCGAGGCTGGGACGCGCGAGTACGAGATCCAGATGCTGATTCGCTCAGCCGAAGCGATCGTCAACTGGTATTGGGGCCGGATCATTCACGACATGTCGGGCATGACGGTCCGCAAGGATGCACTGCCCATCGATTGGTGCCACGACTACAACACGATTCTTGGCGTGGCCGACCAATTCAAGGCCGACGAGAAAACCGGCCTCTCTGGCCACGGCAAGCTGGTTTCGATTGCCGACGACGATCGTGCCAACGAAGTGATCCAAAAAGGCACGCGCGGCGTGCCCTACGAGTGCTCGCTCGATTGGTCCGGACCGGCCCGCATTGAATGGGTCGACGAAGGAATGACCGTACAGGTGAACGGTCGCGACTTTGCTGGGCCAGGCTACGTCGTTCGCGAGTGGAATTTTCAGGGCGTGGCGATTTGCCCGCATGGTGCCGACGGCGGCACCCAGGCTCAGTTCTCTGCGGCGGAATCGACCGGCCGCGTTCCCGTCACCCTTTTTTCGCAATCGAGGATCCCGATGCCCCCGACCACCGCTCCTGGCCAAGGTGCCGCTGGCCAACAGCAGACCAACGCTCCCGCCGTTCCCGCTCAGCAGCAAGCCGCTGCACCTGCAGCCGGTGGGGCTGCGGTGGAAATCACGATCAGCGGCAATGACCCCGCTGCTCAGTTCCGCGCCGATCTCAAGAAGTTCACCGATCGCTTTGGTACCGAGAACGGCACCAAGTGGTTCACCGAAGGCCTGAACTTTGGCGATGCCCTCGAAAAGCACTCCGAGGCTTTGCAGCAACAGCTGACCTCCGAGAAGGCCAAGGTCGGCGCGCTCGAGCAGAAGCTGTCGGCCGCTCCGCGTGGCGAAGCGGCGCCCGTCCCCACGGGTAGCAACGAGCCGGCGCCGGCGGGTCAGAACCAACCCGCTGCGAAGTTCGCCCACCTGGGCAAGAACCTGCAGCGGTTCGCCAGCGGAATCAAGCTTCCCCAGTAATAACCCCCGAAGTGCAGCGGCCGAGGTCGACCTGGCTGCGGCCGCTGCCACGTTTCTCTTTCGCACATTCGTTCCCAACCGCCTTTTGAGGATCTCGATCCATGCTCACTCTTCTCGATATCGCCAAGCTGGCCGGCAACGACGCCGTAGTGGGCCTGGTCGACGAAGCCTCCATTCCCACGCCCGAGCTTACCGGCCGCGTGCG